CCAACGTGGATTTGCGACCGATGCGGTCTACGGCATAAGATCCACCGCCAAAAGATTGGAGCCAAAAGGAACGATCTTTTGCTGAGCCTTTCCCCCCACTGTATTTCTCGATTCCGCCAAACCATCCGCTAAGTTCGTCCTGCACGCAAATAATGCCATCGGGGGAATGAGCACAAACTTCCTGCGCAGCCTCGATAGTGGTGTCATTGATACGAAGGCGCTTGGGAATAGGCGGCGGACCTTTTTCATCCATATCTTTATAATGCTGTAATTCTTGATTATACTTCAAGATCAATTCAGCATCCATCTTGGCCAGCTTGCGCGCCCCAGCCTTTATCATTGGAGACTTTTTATAAGAAGGATCGCCAATAAGCATTGTCCATATGCGCGCGCTTTCCCGCCAATCTTCATTGCGCTTTACTTTTATCTCAATTTTATCTGTAATTACAGCGGCGCAGGCAGTTAAGCACGCCATTACAATGCCGCCCGGATCAATGCCCTTAGACTTAGCGGTTACATTAGCAAATGTTTCAATGATAGGCGGTAGAATGCCCCTCGGGATTGCGGGTGGTTCCTGCGTTTCCCACAAATCAGCAGGCTGAGTTTCCTTTTCTTTTAGTTTTTGAGCGTCATCTTTAATCTTGGCAAAAACCTTCAAAGCGCGATTAAAGGTAAGCGCGATGCTTTCAACACTCTTATCACGAGCCTGATCGTTAAAATCATCACCAATATCGGGAAATACGACAGGGCAATCCAATTGCTTGCCAAGGTCAACGTATTCCTCCCGCCCCTTCAATTCCCCCGCAATCACAATAGGGGTTCCAGCAGCCGTAAATTCTCGGGCGATGGACATCACATTTGCTTTGGAAAATGCCACGCAGACCTGATCGGGGATGGCGTCATAGATACTCGCGCCAGTGGCGTACCCCTCGCAAATAATCGTGCGTCCAAAATGAATACCGAGCATAAGCCGTCCGCCCTTGGTTGTTGAACCAAGTTGGAAACGCTTTTTCTTGTCGGGATAAATGGCCTGAACGTTAATCATCTCTCCTTCGATGTCGTACATCGGCACAAGGAGATTTTCGCCCTCATGGCGGCAAATTCCCGGCTCAATGCCCTTTAGCGCAAGATATGGATTGTCTTCTGGCGCTGGTTCGGCACGCTCCCATCTCGCTACCGCCAAGGCAGCCGCCCGAGCATGTTCCTCCGCTTCCGCTGCGTCTCGTTCTTCTGTTCTAATTTGCCGAGCTTCCGTTAGGGCTGGATTGTGTCGTGGAGCCTCACCGCCAGTAATATGGTCTATTGCTTCCACTGGGGTTATGCCCTCCATCGTCGCCACAAAATCGATCACATCTCCCGTCGCTGCGCAACCGTGGCAATAATATTTGCCCTTATTGTCGTTAACGGAAAAAGACGGGGTGCGCTCTTCGTGGAACGGGCAAAGGCCAACTAATTCAGCGCCAGCCTTTTTCAATTTTACATATTTTTCAACAGTGTCGGATAGCGAATAGCTATCTCTAATAGCTTGGAAATCATAGCCTGACATTATTTACGCCTTGCCAATTTTATTGATAATGAATGGTTTAATTGTTTTTTGTATAATGTGGCTAGCTATTCCGATTTTTTGACTATCGGTTATTAAGCTTTTTCTGTTGTTACTAAATTCTAGAAAATCATGAAGAGAGCAACTTGTAGAAGTGGACGCAGTCATTCCATTCCACTTAATCATTTGAATTAATTCTTTATCATTTTTTGGATAGCTAGGCTCTCCATATGACAGAATTGGTTCTGGAGTCCGAGTAAAAGCAAATTTCACCTTATTGTTCATATGAAACCATTCATTCCTTGCTCGGAATTCCGCCAAATCATCGTGAATAAATTTTTCTAAGCGCGCGCTTCCTTCTCTCCATTCAAAATGCGAAAAAACCTCCGGCAAGCCGCTTTCCAATTGCTGTTTGCGATTTTCGGGGTTTCTGGAAAATCCGATTTTTGCAAATCTACCATCTCCGGTAACGCCTAAATATATCACTTTCCGCCCTCAAGATATGCGGACAAAATGTGAAGAGTTCCTGGATTTGGAGCCACATGTCCCTTCCTCAATCTGACAAGGGTGTTATGGTGCAACCCTGTTTTTTCGGCCACGCGCGCTAGATTGCGATCCTGTAGCGCTTCGATAATTTCTTGAGTGGTCATGCCGTTTCCTTGAATTAGGGGTTGACCATGCCACCAAGCGGGGATAGGGTCAACCCCGCTGAAAGAGAAAGGAAGCACAATGAGCGTTCTATCCGGGGCACGTAAGCCCCAAGCCGAGCCTATGATCTGCACCATTTTTGGCGATCCAGGGTCCGGCAAAACCTCCCTTGCGGCATCATTCCCCAATCCGCTGCTTATTCGCACGGTTGGCGAGGCAATGCCAAAAGATGTTCCGTTCGATCAGATGCCAGATACGCTAGACGAAATTGAAAAGCCAGATCAGCTTTTTGAACAGCTTATGGCCTTGGTTAATGAGGATCACGAATACCGAACCGCCATCATCGATAGCGTTACGGGTTTGGAGGCGATGTTTATCGCGCACATCCTTGCAAGCGATCCTAAGGCAAAATCCATGGCGCAAGCCCTTGGAGGATATGGTGCGGGACGTGATGCGGTTACGGCTCAACATGCTCGGGTGCGGCGTGCGGCGGAAGTACTTCGCACCCGCCGTGGAATGAATGTGGTTTTTATCGCGCATGCCGATATCGATCGCATTGATCCCCCGGAGGGGGAGGGATACAGCCGTCGCAGTATCCGCTTGCACAACAAGTCCATCGCCCCTTATGTCGATAGCGTCGATCTTGTCGGTCTTGTGCGCCAAGGCATGGTTTTGATTGGTGAAGAAGGGTCGAAAAAGGCAATCACTACCGGTGATCGCATCCTTTCTACCTATCTTACGCCTGCCAGCATCCAGAAAAATCGCTATGGCATTGTCGAGGATATCGATATTGTGAAGGGTGAAAATCCCTTGGCGCAATGGCTTGTCGCAGAGCCTAAGCCTGCCAAGCGCAAGCCTAAACCCGAGCCTGCGCAGGAAGCGCCGGACCCGGAAGATTTTTCCGAAGAAGTTAACAGCGAAGAAGAGAAGGTAGCCTAACATGTCTGATTTTTGGTCCACGTCGGATAACGACGACGCAACTAACACTGGCACAAGCTTTGAGAGTGGCGGCGGAAACATTGACCCCATTCCCGATAATACCACGTGCCTCGCTATGCCCGATGAAGCCAAGTGGGCGACAAAGGATGATGCGGAATACATTTCGCTACGCTGGCGCGTTGCCAAGCCTGCGGCGTATGAAAATCGCGTGATTTTTCAGAAGCTTTTCGTTTCCGATGATGATCCCAATGTTCGCGACGCTGCCAAGATGGATCGCAAGCGCGATAAGGCAAAGCGGATGCTTGCCGCTATCGATGCGAATGCTGGCGGCAAGCTTATGAAGAAGCGCGCCAAGCCAACGGACGTGGAGCTTGCTGCCGCCCTGATCGGTCGCCCTATGACTGTGAAGGTCATGCTGTGGGAAATGGAGGATCGCGAAAAGCCGGGGGCAACGATCTCTGGCAACTGGATCGCCAGCGTTTCGGCAAAGTCGTCCGTTCCGGAAGTCGCTAAGCCGGTTGCACGTTCAACGCCTGCCGCGACCACCGGGAACGGCGGAAGCTACGGTTCGCGCGTGTCGAGTGACGACTTGGACACGGATGTTCCGTTCTAAACGGGAATGATTGACATGTCCCGTTATGCTTGTCATAGTATAAGCATGACGGGAACATGCAATTTATGTGGGCTTAGCGCCCCAAGGGTTGAATTTTACAACGGTGTAAAAGGTCGTTGTAAAGAATGCCATAAAGCTCAGGTTCGCAAGAACCGCGCAGAACGTTTTGAGCAATATCAAGAATATGAAAAAATGCGGTTCAAGCGTGACCCGCAACGTTCGGAAATGAATAAAGCTTGGTTTAAAACGGATAAAGGCAAGAAGTCACACGCTAAATCAGTAGCCATAAGAAACGCGAAAAGCCCCGAAAAAAGAGCGGCCAATGTATTGCTTGGCAATGCCGTTCGCAGCGGAAGAATAATCAAACCTTTGGAGTGTTCCCGTTGCGGATCAATTCCTCACAGAAGGGATCTGCATGGCCATCACGAAGACTACGCTAAACCTCTAGAGGTTGAGTGGATCTGTGTGAAATGCCACGGACTAGAACATTATGGCGAAGCGCCACAGCCCATTCAACGTAAAAAGGAGGAATGAAATGACCGCCCGCTCTAAACGCAATGCCCGTGATCGGCTACAACACTCTATTTACGCCGACCTTCCGCGCCATGCTCAGTTTGTGAAAACGGGTCATTTCGGGGAATGGATCATTGCGCACGGCGGTACGCCTTTGCACACCACCAATCAATATGAGGTTGCGCGCTGGCGCTCGGATGATAAGCATGACGTTGCCGTCCTGTACAAGAAAGCGGATGGCACGTTGACCTGGACGCTATCGGCTGCGGCTGATTATCGAGCATTTATGAGGGAGTGTTATTCGTGACCAACTACGGCGCTCAATTCATGGCTTGTCCCAAATGCGGAAATACCGTTGAGGCTGAAAGCGTGGACGTGGGTTTCGGCCTGTATATCAATGACGAATGGGCTTGCGATCGTTGTAGTTGGGAAATGTACGGTCCGCTAGATTTTGGCTTTATCGGCATGGATGATCGCGAATTTTGCCCGTTAAATTTGGAGGAAGTGTGATGAACCAGGATATTGTACGCGTACTTCGCGTAATCGAGTACAGTGGCCCACGTCGCGACGTGGAAGAGCAGATTGAAAAATCACTTCACGGACAGCGAAAAGGCGTTCGCGATTGCGTGATTAAGGTTGCGACCATTGGGGCATTCCCCGAGATTTTGGAGACCAGTGAGTGACTATCGCCCCAGAACAGCGCTCCCCCGAGTGGTTTAAGCAACGCATTGGCCGCGTCACTGGCAGCCGCGTGGGAGCAATCCTCAACCTATCCCCTTGGCAGTCTCGCGCGGACGTTATGCGTGCAATGGTGCGCGAGTATCATGGCGCGGAAAGCGAATTTACGGGCAATGTTGCCACCCAACACGGAACCTATCACGAAGATGGGGCAACTATGGATTTCACGTTGGAAACCGGCATCAAGGTAACGCCAGCGCCGTTTATCCCATACGAAGATTGGCTAGGTGCGAGCCCCGATGGCTTTACCTCTGACGGCGGAGTATTCGAGTGTAAGTGTCCATACGCCAAGCGCAATGATGAAAAGCCATCGTTTAAAGCGTTAATGGAGCAACCCTGGTACGCCGCGCAATGCGATATAGAAGCGCTTGTCGCAGGTAAGCAGCATATCTGGTTCTGGCAATGGACGCCGAATGGCCAAGTAGCGGAGCGCACCGAACGCAACGACGCATGGTTAAATGAAAATTTGCCGAAACTCCGCCAATTCCATGCCGAGTATCTCGACGCAATCAAGGAGCCTGACGAACACCTCGCGCCCCGCCGAGTGGAGATTGACACGCCGGAAGCGGCGAAGATGGTTCG